AATTTTTATCTTTTCGATAAACAGGCTTGATACACTCAATATACTCAAAAGGAAATTCATCACTGCCTATTTCATGTCCTACTCCAACATCTCCATGAATCTCTTTCATCTTTTGAAGTTCGCTAATCAACTGGGTTATTTTCATACAATTAGTATTTGTTTATGGTGTGTCTGTTGTATTAGTTTCCATATTCTCGTAATCCTGCTTGGCAAAGTTCCTCGTGGGCTTTTGCTAGTTGAGTTTCAAGGTCGCAGATCCACTTTGGATCAACAAATACCTTTCCTTGTTTTAGTTTGGCATTCTCCTCACGGAGCCTTGCGACCTCGGTCTGTAACTCCGAAACTCGATGATATTTTTCAGCAAGTTCTGGTTGATCGTGGTATCCCAAATAGCAACGAGGACAAGGGCAGAGAACCATCGTGGTTTTTGGTGTCATGGTTTTAGTGGTCATTTGATTTCAGCTTTGAGTGCTTCTTTAGCAAGCAGCTCACACGCTCGCCTGTCTCGGTTATAGGTTCCGTCTGGTCGCTCTGGGCAAGCAATCAGTTCAAGGGCTTGTCGAAGCCTTGCTACCCCGTCGTTCAATCGCTCGTTCTGATGTTCAAGTTCCACGCAAAGCTCTCCAATATCTTCGTATGTGTCGCTCATTTGATTTCCTCATGTTTAGTCTTTTCCCAATTGCTATAATCAAGATCTTTTATTTTTCGACGCTCCCAAAAAGCCTTAATCCCCCTTTTCATTTCAATGCAAGTTCCAATAGGGGTTTCCTTAACCCCAGTATCAGAAACATCAAAACGAAGAGGCTTTCCGTTTTTAGTGCAAGATGACTCAATCATTTGGTTAGTGCCTCAAGAATTGACTCGCACTTGCAAAGGATGCAGTTTTCCTTATCCTCTTCGTCTGGAGATCCGTGAGTGAACCCCTCCGTGTTCATGCCGATCACGGATAGGAAGCCATAAGCCGTGCCTAAAGCCTCAAACAACGCTGGGGCTTGTGCAAACAGCTTTGCAAACTTAACGGCTTCGTCGGCTCCGATCTCTGGAGCGATTTTAAGCACATTCACATTGTTTGCGTCCACTACGATGTCCCCATCTGCTTTGAGGGGGAACTTTACTGGAACCTTGATGGATTCCATGAACTCTGATGGGATGATAATGCTCATATTTCTGTTGGTTGTGTTTGGTTGTTTTTGTGTAAGCGATTCTCTGGAAAGATTCGCATGGTTGCTTCTTTGTCGCTATATCCAACTGATCGTAAGCCCAGCAGGAGAAGGTTGTCCTCTATGTCTTCTGAGGGGGTTTTAAGAAAATCGTCGAGATGATTCCACCTTCGATTGCATTTCTTAACCCCAAAGAAATCCCACCAAACAATTTTTGCCACTGCATTGCGAAGCGGAATATCGTTGATGTAGTTTAATCGGACTAGCCATTCTTCGGGGGCGATTTGATTCATTTCTTTCGATAGCCTAATGCGATTTCAGCGAGGTCTGCAAGCTCCTTGGTTTTTCCGAGTGTGTTAAGCTCCATAATGGTAACAAGAGCCATGCGAAGATCCACCACCTGATCGCACAAGCTCTCCACATCTGCTTGAAGGTCAGAATTTGTTTTGCTCATTGTTGATTTCCTTTTTGGTGAATTTGATTGATTGCTGATACATGAATAGCTTGAATGACTGAGGTTCATCTCTGAACCACTTCGCTAGAAGCTCAAGGTGAGCCTCCCTAACCATTTTGCCATAGTGCCAGAATCCCAATCCAAGGGCAAATAAGACTCCAAATACTCCAGTGATGATAACGAGAATTGTCATATAAGTTTTTAAGTTGGTTGTGAGTGTTGGCCTCCCCCTCGGAAACAGACGAGAGGAAGGCCAGTTGCTCACAGGTGTTTAATGCGGGCTAGTACTCCCTGCATGGAGTTCTCCTCCATTACTATTCCTGCGGCTAAAACTAGATCCATTCTGGATCATTGTCATGGGAAGGAGCTGGTGATGGTTGGCGAGGAGCAAGGCTTTTCTTCTCCCGTGGCGGGCCAACCTTGATTGAGAGAAAAGGCTTTCCAGCCTTACTCTGCCTATTCCAAACGCTGATCTCAAACTCTTTTCCACCCACATTGAGTGGGCCAGAGTATTGAGGTGCTTTGGGGTTTGCGTTATGGAGAGGGAAGGCCGCTCCACTATTTGTGTTGTCGTATTCCATTTTTGTTTTGTTGTTTTTTCTTACCGCTCATCAAACCGAAGGTATTCGGATCTGAACGATAAAGGGATACTAGCCCGACCACAGGATCGGGCAAGTTTTATATTTAGAAACCAATTATTTTGTTGCTCTTGGTCTTGAGAAATAGTCAAGAACAAATCGCAATCATGCTCAATTGCTCGGCTCTCACGGCTTGCCCCTTCAGCATTTAACTGGGTGAGAGCTACTATCACAATGTTCATTTCCTTTGCAAGCGTTTTTAATGTGCGACTCACTTCAGCAACCTGACGCTCACGGCTATCCTTGCTGTTGGTTGGCTCAAGCAGTTGGATGTAGTCCACAATTATCATCTTGATATTGTGAACACTGACCATACGCCTCACAGCCGCACGAAGCTGAAGGCAGTTCAAACTGCTCTCATCCCTGATCCAGATCGGAAGCTTGCTAATCTGTGCCACCCCCAAACTGATCCTTTTCATGAGATTGTTATTCACCTCCCCCTCCTTGGAAAGAAGTGATATGTCGGCCCCAGAATGGGACGAGATGAGACGATCCATGAGTTCCCCAGCAGTCATTTCAAGCGATATAATGCCCACGGGGTTCCCACCCATGTCAGCAGTCCTCATGCCCATGTTGAGAGCCAAGGAGGTCTTGCCCCCCTTTGTAGGGGCTCCTATGACGACTAGCTGGCCTTTGCGGAAACCTCCAGTAATCTCATCCAGAGGCTTGATTCCGGTAGTGATGCCGATAAGCTTCCCTCTATTCTTAACCATCTGCTCATAATCGTCCAGTCGCTTGCAAGCCACTTCCCTCACGCTTTCAATTCGGGAGCTTGTTTCAGAATCAGCCGCCACTGCCACCAAAGCCTTCTGCACCACCTCCGAGAGGTCTTCGGATTGTGATGGGTCGTTAGCCGTGGCAATGATCTTCTCTGCAACCGAAATGGACAATCGCTGAATGTGGTTCCCCTTTAGAATTTTCAAATACTCACGCCAGTTAAGAGCTGTAGGCATGAAGGTGAAGCATTCCGTAACATAGGATGGCCCTCCCACAAGCTCAAGCGTTCCAGCATTAAGCATGTGGTCGGTGATTGTTATGAGATCAGAGCTAGTTCCAGCCGTCCAAAGATCAACGATTGCGTTAAAGATGCGTTGATTTGAAGGGTTGTGGAATAGCTTTGAGCTCACATTATCAGCCGCTTCATCCAAAATGGAAGAGTTTTGCATAAGAGAAGAAAGCAGGGCTCTCTCTGCATCAGGTGATTGTGGTAGGCTCATTTGATTTGCTTTTTGAGCTCAGTAAGTTCTGCATGCTCGGCTCCATTTGAGCAATCCGCCCATATCTTGTCTGCAATCTGAATGGCTAGGTCTCGTTGTGAGATAGCCTTTGATAACAACGCGGCGGCCTTTAATGTGAAATCCTGTTGTTCAACAAGTTTCTCCATTGACTTAACTTGGTTTTCAAGAGATGCGTTGAGTTCCATCTCAAGTTTCAGTGCAAGCGACTTGTTAACAAAAATCTTTCTCCCAGACCAAATACAAGTTTCAGCGTCAGTGCGTGGCGTGTCGCTCATTTCTTCTTCTCCTTTTTCACCTTAACAGGCTTCTCTCCCTTGATGGCCCACCACACTCCAACTTGGGACTTGAAAGTGTCCCAGTATTTAGATAGGTCATCCATCCAGATTGCTTCAAAGTCCCCCTCTTCTTCTTTACCAATCCTCACGATGCAATGATTAACGATCTTGCAACCAAGGTTGTTGTAGTTCCAGAGTTCTGCATAGCCAGCACACTGCCTCCAATACGAGTCACTGATCTTCTTGCTCGTCTTGAAGTCCATAAGGATGTATTCCCCCTTATGGTTTGTGCAGATCAAGTCGATTGTGCCTCCGTATTTGTAAAGCTCGTTAACAAGCTGAATCTCTGTCTTCACCACCTTGAGATTCTGCTCATCCCACCAATCAAGGAACTTGGTGTAGCATACAAGAGCCTTGTCAATGTCAGCTTGATCGAAGTCGGAGAGATCAGCCACTTGCTCATTAAGCATACACTCAATCATAAAGTGGGCAATCGTTCCAATGTTTGCGGCAGTGTTACGCTCCTTGCGATAATCCTTGCCTTGACGACCGAGATCCCAAGCCCAGTGAATAAGGGCTCCAGCATCATCTCCGATTTTGCAGATGGTAGACCCCCCTGCGAGTTGATCTCCGTTTTCAGAAAAGTATTTCTGGTGAGGAGCGTCTTTTACTAGCTTTGTTTTTTCCATAGTGGTGTTTAGGTTGCGGTTTAATTGAAGCCAAACATGGCATCAAGATGTTGCTCAGTTGCGGAGGGTTGCTTTTTGTTTGCCTCAATAAATGAAGCCATCTTCTTTTTCAAGATGAATAACTCTCGGTTGATCTCCCTTGCCCTTGCAGTTGAGATTTCAATTGTGTCTAGGTTGTGACGCTCGGCATTCTTCAAATGCGAGTAGAACATAGGCTCCAGCGTCTTTACTAGCGTGAGGGATTCAGACAGGAGTTCGTTGGTTTGTGCGCTTTCCATATTCTATGCCTTGTTGCAAGTAAGCTTGCTAACCCTCATGATTAGCTCATGCGTTTCTTCTATTGTGTAGTTATTCAATCTTTCGCAATGATCTTCAAAGCAATCTGAGTACCTATAGATGAATGATCCGATCATATCCAGATCGTAAATATCTAGCGGTTTTGGTTTGGTGGTGTCTTTCTTTTCGGCTTTTGGCTTTGTCATTCACTACCGATAATCGGATTCTAACTCATTGTCCATAAAAAAATCATCCATGTCGGAATAATTATTTGAGTCCGATGCCAAGGCATTCCCCAGCCCATTTTGATAGACAAACAACTCGCAAAGCAGTGCCAGAGCATCAGCCCTATCGGGAGATTTTCCCTTCGTTCTTTTCTTCAAATCACGCTTGCTCTCAAGCAATGTCTTCTCATTTTTTAGCGTGTAGATCCGAGCACAAAGCTCTCTGGCGGTGGAATCATCAAGCCCTCTCAAGCGTCCTGCCATTATGATTGTTTTGATTTGACCCCACAATTGCGTGACCCTGTTTGCATATACTTGCTTGGCTGGTCTAGAGTCCTCCATGCTTATCACTTGGTCGGTTGCAGAGCCTCCAAAGCTCACTCGCACAAACCCCGCTCTCCATCTCTGGTTGATTATATCCGCCACTCCAGCACCGGCTCCTGTCGTGTCAAGAGCAAAATCTTCTGGTTCCACCCCACGCTTTTTTAGCTCTTCAATTGTTTGGTCAGCCACTTGGTAGAACAAGGGGTAAGAAGCATCGTCCATTAGGTTTAGCCTGATGCACTCGGTAAGTTCCATCATCACTCCCTCATCAGAGGCCGTTCCAACCTTAGCAAACCTCAAGATGCAATCATCGCCATCGGTAGTAAATGCAGGGTCGAGGGCGGCTATAGTTTTGATGCGTCTATCTGCCCACACAGCCTTGCTACGGGCCTCTCCATCCGTAATCATAGCGGAGTCCACCATTGTGTTTCTTGCCCCGCTTTTGCTCCACATTCCCCTGCAATAGCTATTCCACTCAAGGCTTCCCTCTCCGTAGTTGCGGCGAATGATCTCCACATTGTCTTGAGAGAAAAGGTAGGGATAAATAATGCGTCCAGCCTTAATATTGGGAGACTTCAATCCATCAAACCTCACGCAAATTCCAGACTTGGTTTCCCAATGCTCGTCATCATCTCCAATGCTACCCCAGCCCATTTTAGGCTCACAGAATAAGCCGTGAGGATCAAACATGGATGATGCGTTTGCGATAGCCACAAAGCGATAGAAGTCCGTTCCAACTTGCAAGTTTGCCCTAGCGGAGAAAATAGCAGGGTTTGTCTGTGCCGCTTCGTCAGCCATGACCACCATGCGAGGCAAGTGAACTCCCTGCAACTTACCCACTGCTTGCTCCACGCTACCACTATCCACGGCAAGAGCAATGATTGCCGACCGATCATCCCCTCGCTTGAATTGAATCTTTGTTTGCGAGTCCACCACATTCAATCCAAACAACGGAATGGCTGGCTTTGTGAACTTCATCATTTCAGCCCAGATGCGTCCTCTCAATGATGGGACAGTGGTTGAGGTGAGAGCCACCCTAGTCATCATTGGCTTTGCCAAATACTCCACTAAGGAAAGCATGGTGAAGGTGAAGGTTTTTCCAGCCGCCGCACATCCCGTGATTCCGATCTCATCGTAATTGCACCAAGCCCACAACGCAAGCTCGTTCCAATCGTTCCAGCTCTTAATCACATCAGGCCAAAGCATCGCAATGCAATGCTTGATATGTTGGCCTCTGCTAATGCCAGATATGCGGGACGGATCTTTGTCCCCAACCATCAGCAACTCTATTTCAAGTTGCGTGATGTTGGGTTGCTTAAACTCTAGGCCGTATGTTTGGAGCTTCAACGAAGCTGGTCTCTAATGGCTTGCAGTGCAGACTTTGGCTTGCCCTGTCTCACAACTTCACCATCGTCCGTAGATCCACGACTGATGCGAGGCTGAACTGCGGCATCCTGCGCGGCACGGCTCTTGTATTTAGCAAGCTGCGCTTTAAGATTTGCCACCTCTTCAACGGCCTCTTCAGCCACTTGAGCAAGGAATGGAGCAACCATGATTTCGTTTTGATTAGCTGTTCCATCCACAATGCTGTAAGCCCTGTCAATCCTCTGCTGAACAAGCTTGTCTGCATCAGGATCTCCAGTGGGTCGGAAGTAATCTAGCTTGTTGGCTAGATGGGCTTTCACTTTATCAAAGTTGGCCTTGATGGTTTGAGTGGTTTGCTCGTTTTTAGCCTGTGAATCAACAGCAATCTCTTGAGCCGTGGCCTTGTTGTCTTGCAAGGCCTTCTCAAGTCCTGTTCGTTTTTCATCAGCTTGGTTGAGTAGGATTGAGAACTGGAATGCGGCAGAGCCAGCAAAGTTCTCATCAATAAACTCAATACGCTCCTTGCCTTTAAGCGACAAAGCCCTTTCAGCAATTGAAGAATCACCTCCAATCTCTTGAGCAAATTTAGCGGCTTCGTTAACGGCCTCTTGATAGGGAGCCTCATACTTTTCCTTGAATTTGGGAGAGCGTTCAAAAGCCGTGCGTTCAAGCTCCGCCTCAAGTTTCTCTAGTTTCTCTCGGTATTGAGCAACTTCACTATCCTTGCCTTTAAGGGTTTCCTCAAAAGACTCCGCTTTCTTGCGAAGTTCGGCAATGTTGTCCTCTTTGGTCTTTTTGGTCTTTGTCTCAGCAATCGGATCTGGATCTTTTGTGAGATCAATGTCATCAATTGAAAAATCGTTGTTGGTTTCCTTAACTGCCTTTTCTTTTTTCTTCTCAATTTCTGCCCCCTCTAGCGTTTTAAGCAATTCAGCCGTGGTTTGCTCTGGAACCTCATCAAACCCAAACACGGGAGTGGAAGGATCAATACTTCCATCAACATTATCAGGAATGTCTTGAAGAGTTTTTAGGCTGAACTTTTCAACCTCTGGCCTTTTTAGCTTCCTAGTCAAATTAGTTTCAAAGCTCTCCTCCGTTGGTGGAGGGATTACCGGCAATGTGCTTGCAGTTGTGGTTGGTAGTATGTCTGACATAAATTATTGTTTTTGAATATCTTCGTGAAGGTGGTTGGCTAAATAAAATGCCATTGAAGAAGTGTTGATGTTGTTTTGTTTGTAGATTGTTTTATCAAAAATTCTCTCTATTGGTTTTTCGTTTTTTCTTGATCCTTTTAATATCTCTGCGATCTGCTGGTTTTTTACATTTTCAATATAATCTTCTTCGTGTTCAAAGTCCCACATCTTAAAATTCCGATGTGTAGTTAGGTTGGATCTCTTGAACTTCTTCTGGGGTTGTTGAGAGGGTCTTTAGATCAAGTAAAATAGATGCCCTTCCAGCATCGTAACCAAAAAGAGTAATGGCGTTTTCTCCCAGTGTTGAAAGCACCCCTGTGTTGCCTAGAGTTTTAGCGGCAGTGAGTTCATTTAACACTGAAAACGCTTGCTGGATAATAGGCTGTGAAATAGCCTTTGCCAATTGAGGGGCTAGGGTTTGATCCTGCCTCCATTCATCAAATGTCATATTAATTCTTTTTTGGTTGGTAGTTCTTCCTCAGTGAAGATAATATCATTTTCTTCAGCTTTGGTTATTTCATCTAGGCCGTCATAAATGCTGTCAGTCATAACAACAACCTTGTCTCCCTTTACATACTCTGCGTGTTCCATGCAAGAGGAAATTGCTTCTTCGATAGTGTCTCCAATCCCGATGCAGTCTCCGATCTCGGTCATCTTAACTCCATCTGTGGGAACAATGTATCCCTGTCCATCAAGATTGCAGTAGTTACGCCACTTAATCCACTGATCCACTTTAGGGTCATTCCATACCGGACACCACCTATCTGCGGCAAAGTCCGAGTGAATAACGGCAAGTGCTCCGTATTTAGCCCTCCACACTGGCTCAACGAGTATTCCGTGGGCTCCAGCCTCCACTATCTCACCCACATTCTCAATCATCTCCCAGTAAAGGGCTGATGGAGGAGCAGGGCATCTAGTCGTAAGGTCAATGAGATAAGGCACTCCCTCTTCCGTAACTCGGATCTCGGTTGAGAAAAATTGGCAGTATCCGCTCTCGGATAAAAATGGAGCAAGCTTGTCATTCACTTCCTTAACTGGGTCTGAGAGCTTATTGTAGTCTCTCACGGCTCCAAGGTATCCTGCGTCTTTAATTTCCACGCCAGTTAAGCAAGTGGATGGGAATAGTCCATTAACGCAATATCCGTCATATCCAGCTTCCACCACTGAATCTACCTTATGCTCCACAATGAACGGAAACGCCTCTGCGGCTCCACCAAGGGCTAACGCAAGCTCGTTAAGCCTCTGTGATGCACTTGATAGGTTGTAAGCATGGAAGGTTTCCGCTAGTCCTCTGAACCCACTGATCTTGACATACACATCCTCATTCTCGCTTATGTAATTGCGGAGTTCTGTCATGCCAGTGACTAACGCACACTTGCCTACTGGAAGCCCAAGGGCATTCATGGTCTCTTTAGCCCTCCACCTCTGCACTTCCAGCTTCTCTCCTAGCCCAGCACCCCACACGGCATATCCTCTGGCTTTAAGGAACTCCTGTAGCTGGTAGAATCCCACATCTGGGAACACGATAAAGTCCACCTCATCCACAAGCCTCCACATATCCTCAACTCTTTCCACTCCATCAATCCCCTCCCCGATCATGGCAGGGCCATGAATAGGGAAGGAACGATCAGCGTAGGGGACGAAATAGAATACTTGGTGATCTTCAGCAAGCCTCTTTGCAAAGGCCGTGAAGATTCCGTGGTCAATAACTAAACATTTGCTCATTCTTTGCTTCCTGTTCTTTTGCTTGGTCTTCTCTTATGTCTAGGATTAGGGCTTTTAATGCAAGGGAGGTTTGATCTTCCCTGCCAAAGAACGTCCTAAAATAGACGTACCTATCATAGATAAGAGCAACAAGTTGCTCCCTTATTTCATCCCTAGCCGCATCTTGAGCGGAGGTGTTCATTTGTTTTTGGTTGTTTTTTGGGTTATTTAAAGAGCAGGAGTTGGATGGGTTCCTTCTTCATGCTCTTCAGCAAATACCGGCTTACCATAAAGCATTCTTTCTTTTGCGTGGTCAACTGCTTTTTTAGTTATTGACTTCCAAATTTTAGGATCTACTTCGTGAATTTTATCTTCCGGCGTTGTTAAAAGGTAATGCAACTCGTGTTTTGCAAGGCTTGGAACCATTGTTGGTATTGTTATTTCTCCGTTTCCCATATCAACCCCTATGCTTATTTCTCCAGAAACGCCTCCATCCGGCCTTTTGAGAGTTCCAAAATACCCCGCACCCTTTAAAGACCCATCTTCTCTTACGTCCTTTGGATTGGGTTTCCAATCAGACATTTCAAATGGCTTTAATTGCTCCTTAATTGCTTGAGAAGCACCTTTTGGTTTATTTGCCATAAATGTTAACGGCATTTCCAAGCCCGAAGAGACTTGTTAATTCTGCTGTTTGGATTTCGTTTGGTTGACTCGCTAGTGAGCTTTGATTTCATGGCTGTATTCCTCCATATTTTTGTGCGACCTTAATGCGATCAACCATGAGCCGTTGTGCAGACTTTTGGTCTTGCAGTTGCATCATGTGTTGGGCTTTGGCTTGTTTGATCTTAATATCATTTTCAAGCTTTATCTGATCCAGTTGGATCTTGGCTTGCACAGCCATCGTCTTCGGATCTTGCTGACCCTGTTGTGCTTGCTGTTGCTGTGCCTCCATCTGCTTCTTCTGCATATCTTGAGCCATGCGAGAAAGCTGATCGGCAATCTTCATAAGCTCACTGACTTGCTCGTTCATCTCATTGTATTGAGCTTCACGGGTTGGGTCTTCCTCCATGTATTTGAGGTGAGTGAGCATATGGGGAATAACACCCTGCAAGGTTTTGTCAGCCGCAATTGGATCAACCTTTTGATCTTGAACTCCCTCCACAAGAAATCCAGCAAACTGAAAATGCACTTTTAAGTGGGTGAAATGGTTTTGATCTGGGTCAATCATCACCTGACCTCCACTTTGGAATGCGTTGTTCTCAAGGGATGCAATTGAAATGTCGGAGCCTTCTGGCTTTGTCTCCTCTGGGATACCAAAGGTGTCAACGCCAGTTTGACCAGCTATAGCCGCTATGTTGGCATTAATAACTCGCTTGCGATTCGACTCTGGAAGTTGGGGTAGGTATTCAGAGATAAGCTCCATTGCTTGCATACGAGCGGCAGAGCTACCCTGACCGATAGACCTAGTGGCTTTTACAGTATCAATGTCGAGCATTGCAATGGCAGGAACCCCACGCTCAATACAAGCCCTCTGGAATGCCAGAGCCTCCTTGCCACCATGATCTTCTTCAATCAGGTTAGGGTTTGCGGCTCTCCTATAAACCTCTGCGTAATGAACATCCAGAGCTTGAAGGTAGATTTCAGCCCTAGTGTTGGTTAAGCGGGATTTCTCTCCGATCTCAATCTCAACTTCCTTGTTGCCTTTCTTTCTGCCGCCCCCTCCAGATACGGAAGGCATGAATGAGCCAATGTCATCGCTTTGTTGACCTTGGAAGAATTGAGCCGTCTGCATTGCGGCATTGAGATTAGGGCCAACAGAAAACTGCGTTGGGTTAAGTCCGGCTGGCAGGATTCGCATTGGGCCAATCTGCACTGACTTGAGCTTCTCTGCGTCACCCTGCGTAGTGGGCTGGAACATCACGCAAGATCCCAAGATCGTTCCTTCCATTAGGGCATTGTTCACCCTGTTCATGGCTTCTGCCCACTTATACATCTTCTGTCCTAGTCCCCTCACTCCATGATAGTATCCATTTCCAACTCCGTTAAGGAAAATGGTGAATGCTTGTGAGAAGTCCTGATAGCGTCCACGCTTTGCACAGAGCCATTCGGTTCCATTAAGCCTATCGAAGATGTAGTGGGAGATCAAGCCATCGTATTCCCTCACATACATGTGAGCCACTTTAATCACCTTACTCTTTGCGTAAGAGTAATAAAGAGAGTTGTTTTTCAGCTCTCTCTGATACCATTCCCAAGGTCTGCGTTGATCTTGCTCGTCAACCCTAGCGTCCTTAATTGCCTCTCGGCATTGCTCAACATTCCATCCGCCTCTTTGAGCGGCTTCCTCATCCTTGATATAGGAATAGAGCTGTTCGCAATACACATCATCCAGCACATAGCAAAACTCCCAGTTGTTCCAATCCACCTTAACTCCTCTGGGGACAATCAGGTTCCAAGGCTCAATTGCCCTTGACCTCCAATCGGTTTGGTCGGGGAAATACATACAAGCCTGTCCGTGAATGACAAGCTCTTTATGGCAAATCTGATGCTGTGCTAGGAAGTTGGGATTAGATGACGCTAAAAGCCTCTGGAACTCTTCAGTGATGATATTGCTCCACTCTTGACGCTTGCCCATGTCCTTTCCATGCTTGGTTTTAATCGTGGCATAGGTTCCTACAGAGGTAAGAATATCGAAGTAAGGGATAACAGCAGATTCCACTTTGGATTCAGCATGACCCCAATTAACATTGATTCGGTCGGCCTGACCAACTTCACGAAGCTGTTGTTCATTGTATGGGGGATTTCCATCTATGATTCCTTGTATCTGTGATCGTCTGTAAGAGGCAATCTGATCGTCTTCAATAAGCTCGTAAAGCATGGATCTGGCAGATCCAGCATCACTGATCCTCTCATTCGGGGGAGTTTCCCCGACTTCGGGATCGTTGAGCATATATGTAATCATAGTTTAAGTAGTTCTTCGGCTTGAGCTAAATCGTCATTCTTAACCCAACACCAAGAGGGTCGAGCCTCTGTTGTCTCTGTTTTCTCACCAGAAAGCAACACTTTTTTGCTTATATGCACGATAGTATCGTTCCGGCAACCGCAAACGGAGCAATTTTGAAGCTTTCCATCATAACTGGTTGTTCTTCCACCCTTTATGTTTGATGCTAAATCCGTGACTGCTTTCATGGCACCACAACCCATGCACATGCCAAGATTTTGATTTAGATTGCATCTGAAGCATATTTTAGCCCTTCGTTCAGCCTCTTCTTGATCTACATAAATGCTCTCCCCTGTCACCACGCTCTTAACAATAGAGGATAGTGAGGCAATGCCTTTTAATACCGATTCGGCAGTTAAAGCAGGGGGTCTTGGGGGGATAGCGTCTGAATCTTGGTAATAGCACCAAGCTTCGGGTAATGATCTACAAATAGAGTCTTCCACCCTTTCCTTCCAATCATCAGGGAGGGGGATTGCGTTGTTCTCATAATGCTTGTGGATTTTGGAATAAAGGTCATCTAGACCTCTTTCCGTGATTCTAAATCCTGTTTCCGGCACTACAAATGTATAGCCGTGAGGAGGGGACTCCCTAATTGTTTTGAATTTCAGTCTTATCATCTGCGGAGTTTAGTTCAATGATTGTTTTTGTTAATTCAAGGCCAGTAAAAAACCCATCAAGATAGGCTTTCTTCATGTAGTCGTAATGCCCATCGGCATTTCCGTGGTTTTTGGAGTAAAATCTTACTCCTTCAGAGTCATACCATTTATCAAAAATTTCGTTAATGTTCATTTGTATATTTCTTCTTCGTCCCACTCATCATCATCTCCCATATCAGGGAGAGACGCTATAGGAAAGTTTCCTTTCAGCATGAGCCAAGTTCTTTCCAAACTGCTCAGCAATAACTTCATTTGCGTAGGGAAGGTAGGCGTGAAGCACCTCATGCGATAGCACATCAATGAGGGGGCAGTGCTTGTGGTAATTCCTTGATATGCAGATTCGCTTGGCCTTGTGATAGCACTTGCCAATGGCTTTTTCTCCATTTTCACCTTTTCCGCAATCCCCCCATCCAAATTCCCAAACGTCTGCATAAATGTTGATTTCCCCTATTTTTTGAAATTTCATCGTCTCATTATTGAAAACAATGCACAAATGATAGTTGAGGCTGCAATAAGCACAATTGTTTGTTGTTCTATGTTCATCGTTTTGGCAGGATCATCCCCCTCCGTTCAATTGTTCTTTGCTCAATTCGTCTGTCCACACCATCAACTTTTTTTGTGACAAACCCTCCCACAATCCTGTAGTCAATCTCGCCTTTAACTAGGTCAATAATCACCCCTATCATCATGTTTTTTTGCCTTGGGTAATCGTATGGGCCAGCTAAGGGAGTGTAGTCCTCCTCAATGTAGTAATCTGAAGATATGTTCATTTGATAATTTTGTAGTGAGGTGTAAGATAAACCCTTTGCCCTGTCTTTACCCTAAATTTTTTCATTTCTATTTTTTTCCGATCTCTCAATTTTTCAAGCCTTTCTGTGATTGTTGTTTTTGGAAGATTTAGCTCTTCACACAACTGGAGTTTTGTTTTGTATCCCTGTGGCACTTCATCAATTTGACCTGATTGTGCAGAAGCAATCATTTCAGCCCATTCATTTATCATAACGGCATCCTCCATTCTTTTTCAAACTCTCCCCTTGTGACGAGCCACACGGCACTATCCTTATTGCCAATTTCTCCATAAACCATGCCCTGCCTCCATCCCAGCGTGGCTCTGCGATTTTTGCTATACTCCATTGAACCCCTGCGCGTGAGAGTGCCTGTGCAGTATCCAGTTGACTCTTTAATAGTTCGGCCTTCCCCCTGTTGAGATCGGTGGGTGTGTCCAAACACAACCTTTCCCCCATACATTTCAGCCATGTCCCTAGCCGCCATTTCATTGTAGATGGTTCCATGTGTAAAGGTCACATCACCGACCACAAGTTTCTGAAAAACTCCATCATACGGAATCCTCCTACAATCAATTTTGACGAAAGCTTCGTCAATATATTGGGTTGCTTTGTTTGCGGCGTAGCACACCAAGGCGTTAGGGTGGTTAAGAAGTTTGGGTATGCGGTCTTCGTGGTTTCCATCCAACACATGAGTTGGTCGAAGCTCTCTAAGGAACTCAATTCCGCCATCAATGTCTGGAGCGACAGGTTCGGATTCGTCTGAAGTTCCACGAGCAC